GTTTTTCAGGTTCTAAACTGAAGTTAGCACGAATGAGCACATTGCCCATTCGTATGGTATCCTCCCCATTGTGCAGGGAGGTTATAAGTTTTTTATGTGACCCTCCAGTGGTTTCATAATTTCACTAAGCTGTGCGATAGCCGAAAGGCGCACACGAGGGCGTTTTTTCATCGCATCATCACAAGCGATCACACAATTATCAAACAACGCAAGCGAAGCCTTTACCTCATCCTGTTTCGCTAAAGCCGTAATGGCCGATAGCGCATCCATGGTAGGCTCCTTAAAAATTCCTTGATATTGACCATCACCTTCGGTAACCGTTACCAAGCTTAAATGGCCATGTTTAGCCTTCAATTCATTGATTTGATCGGGCGTTAAGCCACATACTAATTCGTTTTCCATGATTTTATAGTTTTATTTGTCTTGAATCAGGATTGGCCAAAATTTTATAATTCACAGGATTTTAATTGTCAAAATGCACCCTAGCATCCTGAAAATCTTGTAAATTCTGGCCAATCCTGATTCAGACAATAATTTATCTACTTATTCCACACAATATTCGACACCAACAACTCCAGTTCCACCTGATTTTTCATGTCGCCTTCTTTCCAATCGCGGCTTTGCTTTTTGAATTCGCAATTTCTAAGCACATCGCAAATGATGGGGCCACTTTCAGGTTGATAAGTGACCGAGATGGTAAAAGGAGCTAGGCGGTGCAATTGGCCATCTTTAGCCGAAGCTGCCAAAGCCATTACCGTTTCCACCGAAAGCGTGATCGATCCCGAAGCTTTTACACGACCATAGCCACGTGCTACAGGATACCTACCCGCACCATACACATCTTCTTTTTCCTGATCCTCTTCGTATTTAATGGCTGTAATACCTGTTACAGGTAATGCGCCAACCCTTACAACGATATCTCCCCAGCCGTACGCACGGCCGTTTATTAATGGGCTTAATTCTACTGCTGCCATAATTTCTATTCCTCTATTTTAATTGTAAAACCTATACTTACTGCAATTTCGCGCAACACACCTACGGGGATCAACTTCACCACGACGGCTAGTTTGGACGTGCCCAAGATGGATTGATTTGGGTCGATAATCACGTTGAAACCACTCAATTCGCCATCGCGTTCCATGCGTACGAGGGTGTCCTCGGCTAAGGTTTCTAAAAAGGTGATGGTACCAACCGATACTCTTCCTGTATTTGCATCCACGTGGATCGGTCCACTCAAGTGAGGCAATAAAGCCTTGTAAATCCCGCGCACCGCTTTGTCGATGGTACGGTTGTTTTCAATGTATCCGTAATCGCTTTCGGGTTTATCAGCCGTGAAACTATCGTTCCAATAACTACCCGCTTGCCCAACATGTTTGCGTAAAAACAAATAGCGTTTGCTGCTCATTACATCCAAATCAGTAAGTAGTAAGTCAGTCATCAAGGTGCCGTCCACAAAGGCAGCTACGTCTAATTCTTTCGCAAGCGTTTTTAATTCATCTATCTTTTTTTGAATGGGAAGTTTCTCGTCATCTTTATTACTTTTAGTATAAGACTTTGTAATCATCTTCGCATCTACGGCTGCCATATTTACTTCAAGCTCGTTAAGAAGATCAGCTGTCATTTTGCCCCCATAGGTGGTGCTCACCATGTTTTGTTTTTCCACCCAAGCAATGCTTTCGTGTACCTTGGCACGTGCAATGGCTCCCATACAGGCCCCGATAGCTGTGACAGCTGGCTTATTTACATCACCATTTTTGTAAAGAAAAGCACCTAATCCGCCGCCATCTTGGGCAATACATACCGATACGCGTGGATGCACATTAGCTCCCAAATTGAGCAAAGCCTTCAATGCTTCTGTCGTTAAACGATAGGCAATCACCGCCGATAAAGGCATATTCATCGCGGCTAGCTCTTCACAAGCTTTGTTCAAGTTTCCGACATGAGTTGTATTACGATAACCATCCCACACACCAATCTGACGAATCGCACCCGCAGCGTGTTGTTGCATTTGTTTAACCTCTTCAAATTTTCCATCGTACTTCTCATCAGCCACCGCACGAACTAGCAATCTACTCCCTGCTGCCACACGGAAAAATTCTGCAATGTGGTAGTAAACAATCGGCGTTTTCGCCATCGAAACCTTGCTTCGTTCCGCATCCTCTAAGCTGTATATGTCTAGCAATTTGGGTAAATGGGCCGCTTCAGCCCCGTAAAATAGCAAGGTCGATACATGATCCTCGCCCTCGGCTCGGCGACCTAAACCGCCTTGTTCTCTTTGAAATGTGATTCCGTTCATATTTTATTTTTGTTGTTTGTACTATTTTTTTGTTTTGAATTTGGATTGACCAGCATCCTATTTTGTCTGAATCAGGATTGGCCAGGATTATAAGATTTACAGGATTCTAATCGCCTAATTACCCCCAGCATCTTGAAAATCCTGTAAATCTTGGCCAATCCTGATTCAGACAACCTTCAGACAATTTTTCGATTGATTAACAGCATGATAACGATCCCCGTTAGGGCAATTAAAAGGACCCTTCCCAGCCACAATTGCACCTGTTGCCAAGCCGTCAAAGCTTTTTCGGTAGGCACAAATACCGTTTCTTTCAGCATGTCGGTGATGTGCGTGTCTTTTAGTTTCAGGTAAATACGCATGCTGTCGCAAAGACAATCCACTTTCAAAACCTGATCCTTAATCTGCACCTGAGGGGCCTTGGCCCTTTTGCCAACGTGTGTGTTCAATACCTCTTTAATGGTCGTATTCCCGTTTTGATCCACACCTAAAGCAGCCCGAAAACTCGATCGATCCGCAGGAATCGCTACCACCGTATCGCGAATGGTCTCCTTCAAAAAGGTTTTGCTTTCGCGCGTACGTGTGCGCGATTTGAGCGTTCGACAACTGCTGGCGAAGAAGGCCAACAGCGTGATTAGCATGAGACTATATTTTACTTTCATATTTCTTTAATAATTCCTGATACAACATCCGTTCGTTTTCAAAAGCCAACCTCAAGGCGTGCAGCTCCTGTTTGAGCTTGATATTCTCGGCCATTTGATTGTCGAGGGCGATGATTACTTCGTTGAGTCGATTGGTTAGGCGTTCCATATTGTTCAGTTCAACAACAATTTCTTTTTCTTCGTTATCAATCTCGACGCCTTTGGTTTCGGCATTGTTACGTCTGCGGCCGAGGAACCAACCCACCAAACCCGTGGTGCTTGCCGTGGCCAATATCCAATTGGCGGCATCCTCCATTTTATAATTCCACATAAACACGTCCCGTTTTCTTGACTTGCTCAGCTAGCCAAGTAGTGGTTTTGCCAAAGGTTTTTTGGAAATGAGGCATATCAATCTTACCCGCCTTCCAACGACCGCCCCATTGCCAGCCATGTTTTTCGAACACATCCACACACTCCAACCAGTCGGCCATGCCATCGCCGTCATAATCTTTCAGCGTGTCCCAGCTAATCGTTTTACCATCCACCAGCAAACAGATATCCACCGCCAAACCATAATTATGGTACGATTTACCACCCTCCGCCCAAGTCACTTTTTTACCGGGCATCGTTCGCCCCTGCGCATACAGTGCGTGCTGTTCGGCTATCGAGCGGAAGGTTTGCGTAAATCGTACTTGCGCTTTGCCCGTCAGGCATCGGCAAGTTTGGATGTATATTTCACGCGCTTCGAGGCGTAGTTTGGGGTGTAAGGTTGCGATGCGTGTGAGCGTTATTTTGTCTAGTGTCATGTTACTTGCCACTAACAATGGCTCCCAAATACATTTGCTTCTTCGGAATCACCAGAAAATAGTGGCGGAAATTGATTTCATTCTCCTGCATTCTGGGGTTGGTTTTCGCTTCCGAGAAATACATTTTCGTTTCTCCGCTTGCTTTGGCGATGTAGGGCGCGTAAAAAGCAATACTTGCCTGCACATCTTTGTTAGTCGGCACCGCGCCAAAAGCTTTTTTGGTTTTGCCTTCCTGATCATAATACGGTGCAGCACCATATTCATACACATCAAAGCCGTACAAACCCGCAATGCGTCCACTTTTATAATCGTAATACTGGGCCGAAAACTTCTGATCCAAGTCCAGTAGATCGTGAATATGATCAGGACATAATACCAGCCTGCGACCCTCCATCGGCACATCCATCACATCATACGCCTTTTTTAATCGGATGATATCGCTGCGGGTTAATGCTTTTCGGCCATCCACATCAGCCCCAGTAGTGCTTAATACGGGCGTTTCCGTCGTATGTTTTGCTGGCGCGATAGCGTGCAAAGCCTTTTTAAATTTCTCTTTGGTGATGGCTCCCGCATGCATATCACGCGTTACACTCATGCGGTCGGATGCGTTTGCGTGCAGTTCGTCGTCGGTGATAATGGTGACTTCAGTTTGGTATTTGTCGAGCGACAAACCAATATCCTCATTCGGCAATGTCGAGGTTGGTAACGGATAGGTACTATTATTGATGAGCACCTTTGGTTCCACACCCATGTAGGCCATGTGAATCACATTGTTGGTCGCATAGCGACTATAATCGGGCAGCCCGTCTAAAAAGGTAGCTTCTTCTAAAGTGGATACCTTGCGAACTACTTCGCCTGTCCATATTTCTTGTTTTACAGCCATTGTGTTTTATTTAATAGGTTGGTTCAAATCCGTAATGTGTGCTGAATAATTTGCTGTAAGCTTCTTTTTGCTCAGCACGGTATTGTTCAAATTCTTGCTCGGGCAATGCTTGCAACTGTGCCCAAGTCATTTCTTCTTTTGGAGAAGAGAGGGCCTCTGCACGTAAACCTTTCATCAAATCGGCTAAGCGTGGCGTTTTTTCAGTTTCCTCAATCACTTTTTTACTTGCCGATAAGTCCGTAATCTTTTGATCGATGGCATCCAATCGCGCTAGTACAGCGTTGGTAGTTTGGACGTCATCCGTTTCCAATGCGGCTAGTTGCGCTAGTATATCCGCTTCGGTAGCCGTTTCGGGCAAGCCTAATTGTTCAAAAACTCGTTTCATATTAAGTTCTGTTTGATGATTTATTCGTGGTAGTATATGTTCAATGTCTTCGGTATGGACGCCATTTAAGCGCAAAGCATTCCGATTGCCGGGGATACCGCAAATGCTGAGTTCCAACAATTCGCTTCGGGTAACCGTCGGTCGGGTTTGGCCAGTGAGTACAAGGCTTGCGTCGGTGCTGGTTTCCAATACATCGATACCGACCGAGCAGGCATTTAAAAACCCACGTTCCGCTTTCTTTTGCACGGCCACGGCTTGCTCATCCTCCATGTCAAAATCAATGTCGAGCGTGATGGTGCCGTCTACTTCGTGCTGCAAGTTTTTACCCTTGCCAATCGGCAAACTGTAGGTGCCATGGTTGTAAAACACGACTGGATTTTTCTCGAAGGATGCCGTACTCATTCCTCTGGAAAGGATGCGGTATCCGTATCGGTTTACACTTTCGTCGCTGATGATAAATCGCATGTTTGGGTCGTTTGTTGGCACAAAGATTCACCCTTGATTTGGAATAAAAAATTAACCGTATCATCCTGATAACAAACCGTGTAAGGATGCCTACATTGCTTTTTTTGCTTCTTTTTTATACTCAGCTTTACCCCCAAATGAGCACCAACAAAGACAAAAAAACACTGGCACAAGAACTATTTATCAATGGTGCACATACCCGCAAAAGCATCAGCGAAATGGTGAACGTTACCGAGAAAACATTACGTAAATGGATCGAAGAAGGCGACTGGGAGAAAATGAAAAACCTACAAGGGGTTACGCGTTCGCAATTAGTACAAGACAGCTACGCGCAACTAAAAGCCATCAACGAAAAAATAGCCAGCATTGGCGGCGTGCCTACTAAAGAACTCTACGACGCCAAGTCCATCATCGGCAAAGAAATTGAACGACTCAGCGATCATTCCATCGCCGTGTATATCGAGTGTTTCAGTGAATTTACCCAATGGCTATTGCGGAATCATCCTAAAGAAAGTAGGGTGTTTGGCAGTATGATGCTGGAATTTTTAGAGAAAAAAGTTGTCTGAATCAGGATTGGCCATGATTTTAAGATTTTCAGGATTTGGGCTGTCAACCCAGCATCCTCCTAATCCTGTTCATCTTGGCCAATCCTGATTCAGACAATTAAGCAACATGGAACACCTTTTAAATACCGTTTAAACGCCCATCTAAACCCATCAATACCATCATCGCATACATCAGACTAAAACAACTATGATTCACCGTATAAAAGACCAAAAAGCATTAGAACGTTACCGCCAGCTGATCAAAAGTATTTCGGAGGATAACGCGGTGAATCCCTTCGAAAGCCAAGTCGAGCAAAACTTGCGCATCGATCGCGCTAAAAGAGATTACGCCTTTTTTATCGATACCTATTTTAAACGCTATGCCTCGTCACCTTCGGCCAATTTTCATATCCAAACCGCCAAAAAAATCAGGAACAATAAACACATCAAACTGCTGCTGGCATGGGGACGCGGCTTAGCCAAATCGACCCACTTAAATATTTTGCTACCTCTTTGGTTGTGGATCAACAACGATTTAAAAGTGATGTTGCTCGTCGGCCAAAATCAAGAAAAGGCTTGCATCTTACTTTCCGACCTGCAAGCCGAGTTTGAGGCCAATCAATTATTGGCGCATGATTTTGGTAATCAACAAAGCGTAGGCAGCTGGGAAGAAGGTCGTTTCATTACCAAAAACGATTGTGCATTTTTTTCGATTGGCATGGGCCAAAGTCCGCGCGGATTGCGCCACCGCCAGTTTAGGCCCGATTACATTGTGGCCGACGATTTGGACACCAAAGAAGTATGCCGCAACCCCAAACGTTTACGCGAATATGCCAACTGGATTTGTGAGGATTTACTCGGCACGCTCGACGAACGCGGCAGTCGTTTCGTGCAAGTGAATAATATTTTCGCCCCGCAAACTATTTTGACCTACATCCGCGATCATAAAAAAGGTTTTCAGTTCATCCAACAAAATGCCACTGACACGGCATTAAATCCGCTATGGCCCGAAAAATACAGCCAAGCATTTTACCAAAATCAGTTGGATGCCATGGGCCCGCTATCGTTCCAAGCCGAATACAACAATGCGCCCTACCTCGAAGGAACTATTTTTAGACAAGAAGCCATTAACTGGAGTACTATTCCGCGATTAGATCATTTTGAACACATCATCGGCTACTGGGACGTGGCCTATTCGGACGCTAAAACCGCCGATTTTAACGCCATCAAAGTTTGGGGTTTGAAAGAAGGTAAATTCTACCTCATTAAAGCTATGGTACAACAATGCAAAATGGAGGTGGCTATTAAATGGATGTTCGATTATACAGCAGATTTACCGCAATCAGTACGTATCAATTGGTATTTCGAAAGTCAGTTTTGGAACGACGCCCTCAAAATGGTGTACAAAGAAGTGGCCAGCAAATACCAGCATTCGATTAGTTTGATACAAGCCGAACGCCCCAAAGGCAATAAGTTCGATCGCATTATGGCCATGTTACCTTTTTACCAACAGGGGCGCATTTGTTACAATCAAGCCGAACGCGCTAACGGCGATATGCAAGTGGGTATTGCGCAATTGCTAGCCATCGAACCCGGTTATAAATCGCACGACGATAGTCCAGATGCCGACGCTGCTGCGCTGGATTTATTGAATAAACACCAACGCGGGGCCGCTTTTAAACCACGCGTGGGCGCGTATAAAAGTTTTTCAACAAGGAGGATGTAATATGTTTATCACCAAAGACGACTACCTGCCACAGATCAAGCAGAACAATTTAGAATCAATGATTCAAGCCAATCCCGCCATTCTAACCAGTGCCGAGGCCATGGCACAAGACACGCTAAAAAGCTATTTGTTTGATCGCTACGATACGGCCAAAATAGTTGCCACCACGGGAACCGAGCGGAATATGCATCTGGTGCAATGTGGGGTAAACTTAGTGTTACACCTCATTTACCAGCGCCTGCCTAATCATCGTATCGCTCCCCATGTAGAAGCAGCCTACAATGAAACGATCAATTTCCTAGAACGCGTAGCCGACGGTAAAAATGGATTGGATTTACCACGACGAATAAATCCGGAAACAGGGAAAAATCAAAACACTTTCCGCTGGGGAAGCCAAGCAAAACGAAGTTTAATTTAAGACGAAATGAGATTCAAGAACTATATCAGTCAACTGTTTAAAGCAGGCAAAACGCCCGAACCTTTATACAAACTCGTAAAAATGGATAAGCAAAATCGTTTGTCCTACCAGTTGAAACGCACGAGTACACCCATGGCCAAAGCTGAAATGAGTTTGTGGAAACGGGCCGTTGAAAGTGCCACCGACCCCGAACGTCCTGATCGAACTGATTTGTATGCACTCTATCAATTGGCTTTGAGCGATGCGCATTTGTTTAGTCAAATCAACAGTCGGAAGATTAAAACGATGGGTGCACCATTTAGCGTGAGCAAAGGTAGTTCGTTGAATAAGGATTTAACCGAAATGCTCAATAGGCCTTGGTTTGGCGATTTTATGAGCTTGGCACTCGATAGTTTGTTTTACGGGCACTCCTTAATTGAGTTCGGTCAATTGATGGATGGGCATTTTCAAGAGGTGCATTTAATTGATCGCAATCTAGTGATCCCCGAAAAAGGTTTAGTGGTTGCCAAAGTGGGCGACGATAAAGGAATACCCTTTCGGGATGCACCATTCAATGAATATCTGATCGAAGTGGGTTTACCTGACAGCATTGGATTATTAAAAGATGCCGTACCCGAAGTCATATGGAAACGCAACGCCCGATCGGATTGGTCGGTGCGTTCCGAAAAGTTTGGGATGCCCGTGGTGGTGATTCGAACTTCAAGCACCGACGCCAAAGAGTTAGACGCCAAAGAAATGATGGCTGCTAATATTGGGAGCAACGGATACGCCATTTTACATATCGACGATCAAGTCGAGTTTCACGAAAGTCAGCATTCGGACGCCTATCAGGTTTATTTAGAACAGGCTAAATTATGCGATGAACAATTATCAAAACTCATTTTAGGACAGACAGGCGTGTCCGATCAAAAGAGTTTTGTGGGTGCTGCACAAGTACACGAACGATTGATGAACGAATACATTGAACGTGATATGCGTTGGCTCGAAAACATTGTGAACTACCAGTTGTTTCCCTTTTTAATTACCAAAGGCTATGCGCTTAATGATGCGCGTTTTGCTTTTGATCAGCCTGATTCTGATGCTAAACAGCTTGGAGGTGCTGGCGGAAAACTAAGCGATAGCGATCTCTTGAGTGCCTTCAAAAAAAAAAGCACCAACGAAAAAAAGTTGAATTTGCTTGGCAAACCGAGCTGGATGCATGGCATCGAAACCTTAGCCACACCGAATGCAAACACGGATAAACGACTAGTTGAAGTAGCCACAGCCATCCATTCGGGGAAATTACCCAAAGAAACCACCTCACCCGAGCTTGCGCTCAACAACGGAGATTCGCTTTGGGATCGCATCAAAGCCAATTTTAAAAAGATGGGCGAAGTGGATAAATGCCCCGAAAGTGAACGTTGGCTGCGTTTACAACAAAACAATGTATATGCCTTTGGTTTGGCCAAAAGTTACAGCCAGATGCAAGAGATGCGGGCCGTGGTGCACGACAAAAATGGTGTACAACGGCCATTTACTGAGTTTTACAAACACGTCAAAGCGATCGACGAACGATACAATCAGCACTATGCCCAAGCAGAAGATCAGGCCGTAGTCCGCGGCACCATCATGGGCCAAAAATGGTTGGAGATACAAGAACAAAAAGAGGTATTTCCATGGCTGCAGTATCAAACCAAAGGCGACGGACGTGTGCGTGCCGAACATGATCGCCTAAATGGAATTGTATTGGCCGCTGATGATCCTTTTTGGTCGCAATACTATCCGCCGAACGGTTGGCGATGCCGTTGCACGGTAAAACCTTTCACGGATGCGCAACTAGAAAAACAAAAACTCACCCCTGCCGATACCGATACGGCCACCAAATCCGCCGAAAAAGAGGTAAAGGATAGCTATTGGAAGCACAATACGGGCACGAGCGAACTATTCAGCCGTCAAGGCACGGTTTATTTTAAGGCCATGCCAAACGAAGGCGAAAAGCAATTAAATGCAGTTGAAAACTACGGGATGCCATCCGTGGAGCGCATCTATGAACGTTTCAGCGATCAGTTTTCACCCGTTCAAGGTTGCAAAAGCGAAGCGGATTTTAAAACGTTTTGGGATAACATGGCTGGCAAAAAGGAAGGAATCAATCTACAAGATAGTACAGGGATTGCGCTCCATTTCCCCAAAAGTGTATATCACCAAACCATCGATCAAGGACATTGGAAGATAGCAAAATCGGCCTTCGCGCTCTTGAGAAATGCAAATGAAATATGGGATGGTATCGAACATGTAGGTCAAAATCTTGAACCCTCCAGAACCTATATCGGCTATTATCTCAACAAACCCATCGTGCTTTTAGCCGATCAAAAGGGAATGGTACAAACTTTTTATCAATGGGATAAACCACACGACGAGCTCGAAAAGTTCCGAAAAGGGGTATTAATCAAAAGACGATGACTAAACTCCAAATCAAGCAAAGTGGCTTCACTTTAAATGACATTGAAAAGAAGCTTAAAAAGGTTTTAAACGCCATGCCAACTGTGATTGGTCAAGCAGCGGTAAGTCATTTTCAAGATAAT